GATGGATCTTTAAAATTCTCTTGTGCTCAAGATAGTTTCCAAACTTTACATTCATATCCAAGATCTACTGATCCTGCATCAGAACAGAATATTTCCATCGGCAGCGCAACAACGAATACATTTACTGTATTTGTCGGAACATCTCCTGCACACGGTGGAGGAGCACTTGAATTTAATATTTCTGATGGTGGAACAGGTTATACCAATCCAACAATATTTGTTTCAGAACCATCATATGAAAATCTTTCCATAGTAGGTATTTCTAGAAGAGCAGATGGACCTACTACTGATACTGGAGTAGGATTGAGAATTGACGCAAAAACAACTCCAAGTCCCGATTATACTGGCATAGGATCAGAATTATTTGAAATATCAGAATTTGAAGTTAGCACTCCTGGATATGGATTTTTCCCTGGAGATAAATTTAAGGCAGTTGGATTAGTTACCTCCAGATTTATAGAATCATTAATTAAAGAATTTGAAATGGAGGTAACAGAAACATTTACTGATGCGTTTTCATTATGGCAATTCGGTGAATTTGACTATATCGATTCTATTGCACCATTACAAACTGGTAGCAGAACTAGATTCCCATTAAAATATCAAAAAGAAATAATTAGTGTTGAAGCAAATAGTGCTTTTGATATTGAATTAAATCCAATTCTTCTTATCTTTAGAAATAGGGTTATTCAAGAACCTGGAAAAACATATGAATTTATTGGAGGAACAACTATCAAATTTAAAGTTGCACCAAGACCTGAAGATGATATACAAATTTTCTTCTATAAAGGAACTGATGGTGAAGATTCTTCTATTGTAGAAGCTCCACCAAAACCAATCGAAATTGGTGATGAAGTACAAGTTATGGGAGAACCGAATCAAGATAATAGATTAGTTTTTGAATTTGCACAAGCAGATACTTTAAGAACAAATTCATATAGAGGTCAAGGAATAACTGATGATTTTAAACCTGTTGAAGTAATACGACAAAAGAATGATATAATTATTGATGGTGAAATTATAAGTAAATCAAGAGAACTTTTAGAACCAAAAATTAATCCAACAGCAAAAATTATTTCAGATTTTACCACTACTGATACACAATTCTTTATTGATAGTGTTGGATCATTATTTAATTATGAAAATGACACTAATCCAATTACTGTAAGAATTACTCCCGAATCTACAAATCAAGTATCTGCAACAATAACAGCAACAGTTTCTGCTGGAGGAACGATTACAAATCTAACAATTGATGACGGTGGAAGTGGTTATATAAATGCTCCAACTTTAAAAATAGGAAATCCATTTAATAGTTTTACTGGTGCGGGAACAACGGAATCTCCTTTTATAATAACTGAAGGAATAAATGCTACAGCGACTGCAAATATCACTGCAGGAGTTGTCACATCAATAACTTTAACCAATGCAGGTATTGGATATTCTCAGTCCAATCCACCACAAGTAATTGTATCAGCACCTGAGATAAAAACAGACATAGTTACTGGTATCACATCTATTAAAGGAGTTTCGGGAATTGTTACTGGAGTATCATCTACTACAATAGGTGCTGATGATGCTATTAAATTTAATTTAAAACTTGATCCAGATATTGCAAAGGCCAATTCTTCTTTAACTCCTGCAGGGAGAACAGGATTCAATACTATTGATTTATTTGTTCAAGGTAATCCAGTTTTCATCTATGATACTGAAGTTGGAAATGGTGTAACTTCTACAAATGGAAGTGACTCGGAAGTAGTCGGTATTGGAACTACTTGTTTAGATAATATNTACATTATTCAACAATTTAGTTCTAGTGGAGTATCACCTAATATTATAGGTGTTATGACATGTAGAGTTATTTCTTCGAGNAATATTCCAACAACAGTTGGATATTCGACAGATCCTATTGGAAGATTTGCAGTAGGAATTTTGACTGGTGTAAACATTTCAAGATCTAGTTCTCCAATATCTATTGGTGTTACAGGATTTACAATTAATTCTGGATTATCATCTTTCCCAACAGTTCAAAGAATTGGTGGAGATGCAACTTTCAACAATACTGGAGCAATTACAAAATAGTCCTTATAAATATTTAAAAAACTATCGATATGTCCGCCGTAGTAACAGATCAGTTTAGAATTGCAAATACCACTAGTTTTATAGAATCGGTTTTAAACGATAATAATTCTTATTATGTATTTTTAGGATTACCAAATCCTACTGTGGCAGGATTTGGCAGAACTGATGTATCAGATNATTGGCCTTTAGCACCTGTTGATAATTTAGAATATCAAACACACTATANAGATTCTATGATGTTTGGTAAAAAAATAACTGCTGCAAATATTAGAAGAGTTGTAAAAAAATTTTCTTGGATTAGTAATAATCGATATGATCTATATCGTCATGATTACAGTGCTACTAATTTAGCACCTAATTCAAAAACCACCAATTTATATCGATCAAATTATTATGTTATAAATAGTGATTTACAAGTTTATATTTGTCTTGATAATGGATCAAGTGGAACTTCCGAAAGTTCTAGTGCAAAAGGTAATAGATCTTTAATAGAACCTAATTTTACTGATGTAGAACCAATAACTTTCTCCGACGGATATACTTGGAAATACTTATTTACTATCGCTCCTAGTGATGTTATAAAATTTGATTCAATTGAATATATTGTATTGCCAAACGATTGGAGTACTACTACAGACTCTCAAATAAAATCTATTAGGGAATCTGGAAATTCTGAAATTAATAAAAATCAAATAAAAAAGGTATACATAGAAAACCCAGGAATCGGGGAGGGTTATATATCTTCTGGAGACACTCCTCATATATTAAATATTTTTGGAGATGGAACTGGAGCAAAAGTTAGTGTATCAGTTACAAGTGGTGGTATAATAGATTCTGTAAAAGTAGTATCTGGAGGATCTGGATATACATATGGTATTGTTGATTTAGGTCCGATACAGATATCTAATACTAATAGTACAGCTTTAGGAAAATTAATTCCCATAATACCTCCATCAAAAGGACATGGATTTGATATTTACAAAGAACTTGGAGCAGATAAAGTTTTAATTTATGCTAGATTTGATGATTCTACTAAAGATTTCCCTGTAGACACATCTTTTGGTCAGGTTGGTATTATAAAAAATCCAGAAAAAACTACCTCAACAGATATTTACAAGGCAAACGAATTTTCATCTCTACCTTCATTTAAAATTAGTCAACCATTATCGGAAAACATAAACGATTATACCGGTGTTAAGATTACACAAGAAATAATCGGTGTAGGAACAGCCAGGGGATATATTGCATCTTATGATACAGATACAAGAATAGTAAAATATTTTCAAGACAGATCATTATTTTTTGCTTCTGCAACAGATTCTGCTGGAGGTGGTTACAATCANCTTGATACAATTGATGTATCTACACGAGCAAAAGTACTTAAATTTGAAGGAACTAGNNATNTAAAATTTAAAACTAGTCCTGAACAAAATATAAGTATTGATGCTGGTCTTTCCGGAATTACAACAAATATTAATAATAAAGTAATTAATCTTGGAGTTGAATATAAAAATGGAGTTTCTGAATCGGAGATAAATAAAAAGACGGGAGATGTAATTTACATTACGAATCGATCTGTTGTTCAGAGAGATTTGAGACAAAAAGAAGACATCAAAATTGTCCTGGAATTCTAATAAAAAAAGATGGCACAAAAAACTAATTTAAATATAAATCCATATTATGATGATTTTGATTCTAAAAAGAATTTTCAAAAAGTTTTATTTAAACCAGGATTTCCTGTACAGGCAAGAGAATTAACAACTTCTCAATCTATCTTACAAGATCAATTAGACACATTTGGAACTAATATTTTTAAAGATGGATCAGTTGTTGTTCCTGGATCTGCTGCATATGAGAATAACTATGCTTCAGTAAAATTAAAACCTTCTAATTTTGGCATAGATTTATCTCTTTATATTAAAAATTTTATAGGTAAAAA